GAAATCATCTACACCCATACCAGTATTAGTGATAAGTCTAACTCCTGAAATCACTTGATTGTCTACAGAAGTAAAAGCTGGAAGCAAATAAATACCATCCACAACTGTTTTTTCAAGATCCATCAAAGAACTAACGTCAGGGTGACACATCACATAGGTTGGCTCATACAACTGTCGTCTTACTTGACCAACAGCAGCTCTCAATACGTCCATTGCATTAGCAAATGGAACAAGATTCAATAATAAGGCTCCTGGAGCAAATGCAGTAGCATTAGCATCAATACCAACAAGGTTGGTTCCAATCCCATCACCAGTTAATAAACCAGCATCAGCGAACAAATTAATCTGCTCAGTAATCTCCATGTAAACATCATCAACAATCCCATCAATGTCAGCAAGCATTTCCTTAGAAACAGTTACAATTACCGGAATTTTCTTTGGCACAGCAGTTCTTTCAATGTAATCCCAATCAGCTTGAGGCTTTAAAGCACCCTCCGCTGTCATAGTTGGTCCTCCTTCGTGTCCAGTACGCTCTACATAATTGTAGGCAGCAGCATTTGTTGTCCCAACATTCACAATGTCAAGTACCCAAGGATTTCTACGAGTTACCCCTGTAGATCCTGCTTCTCTTTCCTGTCTGCCAACACGACCTGTAACGTTAGTACCGAAAGTCATTGGTCCAACAACCTTCAACACTAAACTAGCGTTACGGTCATTTTTCATTGCTAAAATCGCATCTGCGTTCTTAGTAATTACCGAACGAATTGATTCCTTTAAAGAAACCGACTCTGCTGGAGCAGAAATGCTCTCCTTCATTGTAGCAATAGCTTCAGTAGCTTCTGCTAATTGAGTCTTTACAGCCTCAAATACATCTTTTGCAACGTACCCTTTAAGAGTCTCGTCAATGTTTGGCATTTCGTCCTTAGACGCTTTACCATCCAAACCATCTTGTAATGATTTGAAACAAGCTGTATTATACTCACTGTACAATGCAGCTACTTCCGATGCCTCTTTTGCAGCAAAAGCATCACTCGTAATTCCTTTTTCATCAAGGAACATTTTAAATGTTTTCATAATTATTTAGTTAAATTTTCGTAAAATAATTTTTGGCTATCTTCAGCCGTTTTTTGGGTGTCTACTGACGAGCCATCTTCCGGAGTGCCTTTTGACGAGTCCGGTAATATTATTGGAGTCGCATCGTTAGAACCTCGAATTACCATCGAACCCTCCTGCTCAATCGATAATTCCTTCACTGGGAAAAAGTACCCAGCCTCTATTGCAACCTTTTTATTAACAATTTTTTCTATGTTTTCATCCCACTCGGCTTTTTCTTCAGCAAAATCAGGATCATCAGAGTTAATCGCCATCGCCATATCCTTATATTGCATTCGAATCGAGTTCTGTACAGGAGCTTTATTCTCAATAGCTCCAACAGCATCCTTATTTGAGTAGTCAAAAGTCTTTGTCTTAAACATCAAAGCCTGAGTAGTTCCCGAAAAATCCTTCCCAATGTCAGTCCAAGCAATCTCCTTTAACATCATTTCTACGTCCCTTGGATATGCTATGATCTTTCCTATGCTCAAATCATGGTTTACTGCGTAATAAACCTTGCCCTGCTGGTGATCAACAGTCCTGTTCATTGAATTATCCATGTGAACGTCCATGTGAGAGTCCATATATTTTGTGTTGGATATGATAGGATAAATGAAACCAGCCTCTAAACCCTGAATCGCTTTGGTCGCTCCTGGAGAATAAAACGCTGTATATAGTCCTCCTTTTTGGATTGACTTGTATGTTTTGCTCATTTTAAGGCTTAAAAGCTCCTTTTTTGCCGCTTTTAGAGCTACAAACATCTCCTCTTTAGTCTCAAATTCCCGGTCTAGTGCAATACATTTTATCATAACTCAGTTTTTAATATTGAGGCTTCTTCTTTTAATGCTTTCAATTTCGCCTCAAGAGATTTTTTAACCATTTTATTTCCTATCGGCTTAGACAATGTCTGCTCTAAATTCTTAATAATATATTTACTCCTGCTCATTGTACGCCAAAGTTAGTAAATTAAATTGAATTATCATCCTTTAGGTGTTTCAGGAGATTCAGGTTCTTCTATTTCATCAAATACAATGTCTATATCCAACAACTCATTTATAGACTCCTGAGAAACTCCCGAATCACGAAGCGTCCTAATAGCATTTGCCATACTATTGACATTCGCCATCTGATCTTTCTTAGTTTCCTGACTGAAATTCAAATGATCCCAAGTCATAACTAAATCTAAATCTAAACCAAAATAAGTCTTTAAACCATCAACCAAATCCTCGCCCTTCGGACTAAGAGTGTACTCAACGTGAGCCGCCCTCGCACTAGCCTGATTGTCAAAAGTAGATCCCTTCTCCAAATTAGCCTCCAAAACATCTCTAGGGATTCCGAATATCTTTCCAATCTTATAATAACTCGTTAAATACTGCTTGTCTAACTCCAACTTCCCCATATCCTCTACATAACGTGCAATGGAAATAGGAGTCTTTACAGCCGTAACCTGTTTCTCACCCTGAACAGCATCCTCAATGCTTTTCTGCTCCGTATCACTTAAATTCTGCTGGTAAATGTCATCGTCCTTTACCATACCCGAAACAATAAACTTTCCCGAAAAATCCAAATTAATATTCTTAGCGTCTAAAGCCAACTCACTATTAGTTATTACCTTATATAACGCATCCAATACACTAGGACCAGCATACCAATTCGAAATACCATTGGACAAATCACTAAAACGTGCCAACGTCTTTAACTTAATCTTTCTAGTGGTAGAATCGTAATTCGTGTAAACCAAACTCTGATCAAGCAACTTCGTAATAGACTCCTGGCTCTGATAATGCTTCCCCAACATGTTCCGAAGTTCCTCCGGAAACTCCACATTAGCAGGAGACAACCAATACAAATTGTTCTCAGGAGTAATCACCTTAGATCCTGCCTCCAAAAATGTATAACCCAACATCAAATTAAATAAATAATCCCAAAGAAATTGTCGCTCCCCCTGAAAAGGATTTGGGTTCTTAAGTTTCTCCAAAATTGGAACCGTCCTATCAAGATCCCCCTTTATAGTAATCCTACCCAAAGAAAATAAATCACATTGTAACTTGAAAACAGTCAAAGCCGCAGGATTACTCAATACAGCCTCCAACTTCGCCCGGTTACTAGCCATCGAACTATACCTAGCTGTGCCACCATCCCTCTTGTAAAACCAATCACCACCACTACGCTCCCTACTCGATATATTAGTTCTAAAGAAATTTCCAAACCAACCCATAATTTTATTTTTAAATATTAATTCACTTGAGCTATTGCAGCCTGAGCATTAGTTACTGTCATATTTCCAAGAGATAAAACATCCTTGCGTACCTCAATATCAAAAGCCGTATTGTTCGTTAAAGGATCAGCACTAACCCAAAACGTAGTAACGTTAGAACCATCAATAATACCAGTCTTTAAAGACAACTCAACCCATGCTCCAAAATCCCAGCGATAACGAATATAATACAACTGATCAACCTGATCAGAAGTAATGTTACAAGAAAATCTGTACTCATAATCATTCCGAGCAACAACACCCCCATCAATAACCGAAAGTAAAACCTGATAAGACGTAGGTACATTCGTAAGAGGAACTGCTAAAATCCCAACCGAATAAGTCATATTAGCCTGAAGGAGAATCTGAGCTGTATTAGCTGCAATGTCAATTACATTAGTACTCACCTGAGCATTAACATCATTAAGCCCAACCCCAAGACCTGTAATTTGACCATCAATAACCGAAATCTGAGCAGCATTAGCCGCAATAGCATCATCCTGAACCACTTGCTCCGCATCAATAATAACTGCGTTAGAATTAACTTTTCCGAATGCCGAGTAAACCGTTTCTGCCGTTGGATCCCCTGCAAATGCTCCATTGTCAATCTGTACCTGTGCCATAACTTATTTTTTTAAATTTGATAATACTCCTCCTGTGAACAATATAAATCCGAACTCGCTAATACCAATGGATC